GTAAGCCTGAGCACACAACTGTCTTTTCATTTCCACAAAAGAGTCCGGAAGGGGCCATTTGTAGAACAGAAATGACTGCCTGGAAACAGTTATCTCTATGGCACACTTATGCTAAGGAATGGTGTGAACATAAACCTAGTGTAACTGTATCAATTAAAGAAGAAGAATGGGTAAATACTGCAGCTTGGGTATATGATAATTTTGATGATATAAGTGGTATTAGTTTTTTACCATTTAGTGATCATACGTATAGACAAGCACCGTATCAAGATTGTTCAGAAGAAGAATATAAAGAACTATTAGATAAGATGCCAAAGGATGTAAATTGGGCATCTTTAGCAGAATACGAAACACAAGATTACACAAGTGCAAGTCAGGAGTTTGCTTGTACTTCAGAGAAAGGATGTGAAATAGTAGATATTTCTCCATCCGTTACATAACTTATAGTCAAGGGGGCACATGTCACTTAAAGATAAATTTGATGTGTGGTTAGAAGATGTAAAAGATAAAGTATATTTTACTTTTCATAGAGACAAATTAGAAAAAGATAAACTCTATGAGACTAGATGGGTATGGTATCATACTGTACTAGTCGTAGAGTTAGCTATAATAATACTGTTATTACTTTATATTGGATTTGCAATATGAAAAAAATTTTGATGATGTTCATTATTGTATTTTCGTTTCTACCTTTTATATGGGCACAGAGCGATTTTGATAAAGTATCCGATGATGAGTGGCCAAGTCAAGTCATTTTTGATACTATACATGTATGCTATCAGGGAACTTTAAGATGGGTTGCGATGGGAAATCCCACTCTTATGAGTCAGCAACCTCCTTATCATATTTCTCGTATAATGACTGTACATTGTTTTTGTGTAATGGATAAGATTAGAACAGATTATAAATATACAGCTTATGTTGATTATATTAATAATGATGATAAGACAAAGCCTACACTTATACCAAAATTGTTTATGGGAAAATCACTAGAGTGCATAAGAGATTTTGGTACTCTAGCAGGATTAATTATTTTAGATGAAGAAGCTTTAAAAGCTCTCAATGAATGGTCTGATAATGAAACAAAAATTGATAAGCCAGAGGATATTCTACCAGATATCAATTCCGGGAAATCAGACTCACCAGAGCAACCAGAGGAATTGCCTAGAGAAGATGTACCTCTATTAAATTTTTAACAAGGAAAAAAATGGAAAAGTTTAAACTTTTTGTTATGTTATGCTTTTCTATGTTAATTTTCTTTGTTAATCCGGTACAAGCCATTAACAAAGAAATTATTGAAAATGTAAAAAGATCGGTAGTATTGCTATCGGTAAACAAATTAAAGGATCCACCACTTAATACACCAAATGCATTGTGTTCTGGAATGTCTATCAATGAAAAAGGTAATATACTAACCAATTTTCATTGTGTGTATGGTCAAGAAACAATTAATTTATATTTTTGGGATGAAAACGATTGGACTGAATATCAAGTAAAAGTAATTGGAGAGGATCCATTAGCCGATTTGGCTCTACTTGAAGTAATAGGATTAAGTAGAAAAGTTCCTTACTTGAAGTTTGCTGAATCAGAAGACATATATACAGGATTAGAAATTTATGCTTTTGGACACCCTATGGGGATGGCATGGAGCTTATCAAAAGGTATTATTTCTAATAATGACAGATATGCAAGACACCCCTACATTAAATCTATTCAAGTAGATGCTGCAATCAATAAAGGAAACTCAGGAGGTCCTCTAATTAATGAAAAAGGTGAAATTGTAGGAGTTGCTACATTGATGGTATCTAGATCAAATTCAAATGCAGGTGTCGGTCTAGGAGTCAGAGCCGATATTGCAAAAAAATCACTCGCTGAAATGTTATTGACAGGAAAAGTAGAACGTCCTGCATTAGGTGTTATGGTTATTTCTCTAAATGGGAAAGAAAGTCAGCAAAAAGAAATCTTAAAAAAACATCCTAGTATAAATACCACAATTCCGAATAGTTACGGTTTATTAATAAGCAATGAAAATGAACCCACTAATCCAATACCTAAGGGATTAAAACCATGGGACACTATTATAGGTATTAATGACGTTTTCATTAATACTGATGTTGAATTCGCAGATCAATTAATTAGATATAAAGTCGGTGAAACAATTTCCGTCAACATTATTAGGAATAAACGTTACATGACAGTTGGAGATATTACTTTAAAAACATTTACTGTTCCAACTGACAAATTATACAAAGTACTAGAATAGAAAGGCAATGGATATATGCCAGTAGATATAGTTTGGGAAGATGGAGATGCTACCATAAACATACTATGTGATGGATGTGATAAAAAATATGAAATTTTTACAAATGATACAGAAGGTTTAGAAGTGTGTTCTTTTTGTGGCCACTACCTTGAAGTGGATAGTGAAACAGGAGAAACAGATGAAGAAGAAAATAGCTGGGATTGATTATTCACTAACTTCTCCAGCAATATGTGTATATAAGGATGAAAATGGTGGACATTTTGACTTTGATAGGTGTGTGTTTCATTATCTATCTAATACTGAAAAACAACGACAACTTGCCTCCAGGTGTAGGATAAACAATATAAAGGCCGAACCTTATCCTGAATGGCAATCTGAAGAAGAACGACATGAAAAACTCGCAACTTGGGCATATAATCTTGTCCAAGGTTGTGAGGAAGTGTTTCTTGAGGGTTATGCTTTTGCTACTTCAGCACAAGCAGGTGTTCGTTCAATAGCAGAAAATACTGGATTATTAAAAAATAAAATGTGGAAAAGTAAGATCACATTTAAAACATATCCTCCTACTGTTATTAAAAAGTTTGCAACAGGTAAAGGTAATGCAAATAAAGAAGTAATGTATGAAGCCTTTGTTGATGAACTATTGACACCTACAGACCTCAAAGAACAATTAACTCCCAAAGCAAAAAAAGTAATTAATCCTATTAGTGATATTGTTGATTCATATTTCATAGCAAAAGCAGGAGCTGAAGGTTTAATATGACCGATAAAGAAAGAAAAAGAATTGCCAATCGGAAATATTACGAGAAGAACAAAGACCGTCTTGCCGAGAAATGGAAGAATGACGACAAACGAAAAGAGTATTTGAAAGAATATTATAAACAGAATAAAGATGCTATTCTAAAACGTGCAAAAGAATGGAATGAACGTAACAAAGAAGCGAGAAAACTAATCGTTGAACGTGACAAAAGAAGTAAGTTGAAACCTTTTTGGGAAGTTAAGCCACATAAATAATAGATAAAGAAAGGATTGATATGGCAGATAAAATTATATCAAATTTAACATCATCTTCAGAAGCAACTTTTGATGATCTGTTACTTGTGGTAGATACTCCTGCGAGTGCTCCAACAAACAAAAAGATTACTCTTGCAAATTTATTTAATAAAATTCCCACAACTATTGGATATGGATCAGATGCAGTTAGTTCAGTAACAGTATCTACATCGACACAAGCACTTGACGGAAAAGCATTGTTCCTTTGTACTGGAACCGGTTCTGCCGCTTGTGTAGCAACAATGAGTGATGGAACTCACGTTGGTCAAACAGTTACTATTGCATTGATTGCAACGGCACCAACAAGTTTCAAAATTACACCAAGTAATTTTTTAGATCATACTGGCGGATCAAATACTAAAATTAGTATTCCCACAGTTGGTTCCAATGCCACTTTGTTGTGGACAGGAGCTAAATGGATTGTAACATCATTGATAGGAAATGCAGTAACAAGTACATAATATATAATGAAAATAGAAAAACATCAAGAACTTATTGACTTGACAGATTTCCTTGCCGTGTCAAATGAATATCTTATTCGTAAATTCAAAGAAGGCGGTAACTACTTAATCATTGACACCTTGGGTGATTTTTTAATAATAGAACGAGATGATGTGGATTCCGTTTTTTCAACAATTTGGAGTGATCTTTACGGTCCTATATCAGAAGAAACACCACACATCTTAAATTAAACCCATAATTGGAGAGAATAAATGGGATGGAAACATGAATACACATGGGAGACATTGTTCCATTTTATTTGTGGAGAATGTAAGAACTGGTGGAGCTATGCGGGAATTATAGAAAAAAGAGAAGACGGAAAAGATCAATCAATGATTTGTCCACATTGTGGATATAAAGCATCTATTAAAATGAAAGAGGGGTTTAAACATAATGGCAAAGAAAGCTAGAGGGTGGTCATCTGTTGAATATAGGAAAAAGAATACTTCAAAGAAAAGAACTAGTATAGGATTAGCAGGATGTTCTAGACCTAAGAACAAGCATAAGAAAAGGAATTGGAAACGTTATCGTGGCCAGGGGAAGTAGAAGAAAAAGAGAACAGTTTGAAAAGATTACAGAAGTTATGATAGATGGAAAAATTGTTCAATTATGTACTACCCTTACTTACACAACACCAGACGGATATAAGGGATGTTTAGTTCAAATAAGAAACAAACCAGAAGAAAAGCGCTCATCACGGCAACATTAATTTTTTTAGTTGGTTGTGCTGTACCTCCCGAAGATTGGACTAAAGTTACATTAGAAGATGAAGAATGGCCTCCTAGATGGATAAAAGCATCAACCTTTTTACCTAAAGAACAATTACAAGGATTAGTACACGCAGGATTCTTTGAATTAAAAGAAGGACTTTATTCACATCATTGCGATAGTCATGGTAACTTGATACGAATGAAATATGATGAAGAAAATACATTATGGAAACAAGTGAAATATGAAACACATGGATGCGGCGGACCAGACGCCTAATGATGATAATGTATTAACTGAAAAACCCCGAAAAGGCGCTACAGGACGTGGACTTAAAAGAGTTAGGGGTCCAAAAAAACCTAGTAAATATGCTGTAGTCTTGCACAACGATGATTTTACACCAATGGATTTTGTGGTGTATGTCCTACAAGAAATTTTTAATCACCCATTTGAACGAGCCGAAAGAATTATGTTAAGTGTACATAATGAAGGAATGGGTGTAGCAGGAGTGTATCGTTTTGAAATAGCAGAACAAAAAGCATTTGAAACGGCTGAGTCAGCAAAAGAACATCAGTATCCTTTAAAAATAACAATCGAGGAGTTAGCATAAATGCCAAACGTAGTTCACAAGCACATGATTATGAGAGCAGAAGTGAACGAACCATTAATTACACCACCAGAAACTAAAAAATGGCTACGCGATTTGGTGAAAAAAATAGACATGAATATCTTAGGTGGACCATATTCATCTTATGTAAACAAAGAAGGAAATCGTGGTGTAACAGGTATTGTGATGATTGAAACATC